CGTCGCCAGTTCCCAGAGGGTGCTGGTGGTGAACTTCTCGCGCAGGCTGGCGTTGGTCTGGGCGTTGTCGCTCTCGCCCGTCTTCAGGCTCAGGACCGGCCGCTCCAGGGTCATCATCGCCGTCTGCTGGAAGGCTTCCTCGGTGATGTCGGGGTCGCGCGGGTCGACGTTCACCAGGGTGTACTTCTGGTCCGCCCCGCTCATCGCCGGGACCTTCATCTCGCGCTGGTCGCGGTAGTTGTCTAGCTGGGTGTCATCGTCGACGTACAGGTCGTGAAGCTCGCTCTGCAAATGTTGCAGGTACTCGCGGCTTGGCGCGGCGAGCTTCTTATCCGCCATTCTGAAGCCAGTGTCGCCAGACGACTTCGAGGCCACGTTGTCGAGTCATGGGCACATCATGCGCCCCGAGCCGCTGGCCGGTGACGCTGAGGAAGCGGTGGTGGTCATATATCTCGACCCAGCCGCGGCGCCGGCGGCCGTCGGGCAGCCGCCCCTTGACGAAGACCCGCAAGCCGTCGCCGCCCGGGCTCATCTCCGTGTACGAGTCGAGCAGGTCGACGATGCGGTCCGCCTCCGACTGATGCTCGCGGACGTGATCGAGATCGACGCCGACGAGCCCCCAGCGCGGGTCGACACAGAAGCTCAGGCCGTCCCATTCCCCCTGGCGGTACGCCTCGTAGCACTCGTCAAAGCCGTGCCAGGTCGTCTCCTCGCGGCCGTCGGCCGGCTCGCCGTTCGGCTGGGATGGTGGCTTTGACCAGCGCCCCGCGGCGTCCTGGGTGTAGCGCCAGACCGCCCAGGCGGGCTGGTGGCGCAGGCTCGGCGGGATGTTCCAGCGACTGACCGGCAGCACGCCCTGGGGCGGCGGGCCTTTGTAGGGACGCGGCTGGTCGGCGCCCCCTGCAATGGCCTGGAGCCACCTGGGGAGCGGTGGCCTGATCATCGGGCCCAAGCATAACGGGTGGTTGTCGACGCCGGCGCCTGGGCCGCCCCGAGGTGGGCCAGGTACAGCCCGGTGACCGTGTCGTCGTGCAGCCCGTCGGGGGCGCTGTAGCGGACCATCCCCGTCTGGGTGCGGCTCGACTCGAAGGCCTTCAACTCGCCCGCCTGGACGGGGTCGTCGAGCAGGGTGATGGCGCCATTCTCGATGGCCAGGGCCAGGCTCTCGACCGCGGCGCCCTTGGTCGCGTTGGTCGCCGTCCAGCCGTAGACGGGCAGCGCCGGCTGGGGCTTGCCGACCAGGGGCTGGTAGCCCCGCTGGAGGCGCTCGACCAGGGGCCCGCCCATGCTGTTGGCCTCGGCCACGATCAGCCGCGGGTGGTACAGGTCGACCCAGCGGTAGAGCCGCCCGACCTGCAAGTCGTAGCTGATCTCGGTCATGCGGTCCAGGGCGACCTGCTGCATCAGGGTCGCGTCGAAGATGCTGAAGACGGTGAAGTCGCCCGACCGCCCCCAGTCGACGCCCATGACGTACTGGTGCCCGGGCTGGGGCGGCTCGGGCTGGAGGCGGGCGACGGCGTCGACGCCGCGGAAGACGCCCAGCCCGGTCAGGTTCAGGAAGACGGCCAGGATCTCCTGGCTGTACTCCCGCTCGGGCATGCTCAGCCGCGCCGCCTCGATCTCCTGGGGCTGGATGAACGGGTTCGCCGCGGTCGGCATCTGCCAGCTTTGCCAGTCCGCTTCGAGCGGGTCCTGGCCGCGCTGGTAGAGGGTGTAGAAGTCGTTCAGGCCCTTGGGCGTGCTCAGGAACCAGGCGTCCCCGCCGAGGTCCATCAGGGTCGGCCGCAGGGCCAGGTTCCAGATGCTGAGCAGGCCCAGCACCATCGCCGCCTCGTCGACGATGAGGCGGGCGTACTTCCGCCCGCGGGCGGGATCGGGCCCGTCCAGCGACCAGCACTCGATCACCCCGCCGGTGACCAGTTCGAGGCGGTACTCGCCCTCCAGCTTGCGCCGCGTGATCGGGGCCAGGGTGCTGACCAGGGTCCGCCAGAACTCGGCCAGGAGGCGGTAGGTCGGCGCCAGGTAGGCCGCGGGCTGGCCGGTCAGGGTGGTCTGGACCAGCAGATGCTGGGCGAGCGTGCTCTTGCCCGTCCGCCGCCCCAGGTCGGCCACGTTGAAGCGGCGGGCCTCGGCCAGGATCTGCTGCTGGGCCGGGTGCGGCCAGGGCAGCTTGATGCGGAGGTCAGGCACTCCCGTTGGCGTCGAGGATGTACGGCGGCTGCTCGTACTCGACCACCACGGTCATCTGGGTCTCGCTCTGGACCCGGTCGACGGCCTTGTAGCCCGCCCGGTCGAGGATGTCCTTGCTGGCCGCCAGGCCGATAGCGGGCTGCTTGTGCGAGATCAGCGTGCCCATCCGGGTGATCGCCGGGTCCACCAGGGCGGCCAACCGCGCGCGGGCACTCTCTTTGACGTGCGGCGCGCCGCCACCGTGCATTCGGCACACCGTCGCCCCGCGGATAGCCGGATTCTGGCACGGCAGCTTGCTCCACTTGTTGTGGGCAGTGCATTTGTTCTTGGTTCTCGGGAGCGGCATTCAGGCGGCCTCTTTCGGCTTGCGGACCTTCGCTTTGGGGGCTTTGGGCGGCTTGCGAAGCCTTTGCAAGCCACCCAGTTTAGCCACCAGCGCGCGGGCCTCGGCCTCGGCGCCGCGCAGGTTGCTCGCCCAGCCGTAGGCCTGGTGGTCGCACAGCCAGAGTTGGTCGGTGATCTGGACCATCTCACAGCCGTGCGGACAGGCCTGGTCGCGCTTGGTCCCGACGACCTGCTTCATGCCGGCGGGGTGAGTTTAGGCTGGTGGCACAGGCAGCGGCACGCCCGCAGGCCCCGCCGCCCGCCCTGGCCGTAGCGGCCGTGGCAGGCCCAGTGGCGGCCGACCTGGCAGTTGTGGCTGCTCTCGACGGTGAACGGGTACTGCCGCGCCCTGGCCATCAGCCCACCCACGGGTCGAACTCGGGCGGCCGGAGGCGGATGTACGGCGGCCGGTCCTGGGGGCAGACGTGGGCGTGGCTCCACTTCGTGCCGCACTCGTAGCAGGCCGGATGCTTGCCGTTGCACGTGAAACGCCCGGCGTAGGCGTCCACGACGATGGGCCGCGCGCGGTCCCAGAACGGCCCGAAGCTGTTCTCCAGCGTCCGCGGCGAGTCGAGGACCTGCACCGTGCCCCGGGCCCGGTTCAGGACGACGTACTGGAACCTGGCCTCAACCCCAAATTGGTCGTAGACCGCCCACAGATAGATCGCCGGCTGCCAGAGTTCCTGGGCCACCCGGTCGGCGCCCCAGGTGCCGACGGTCGTCTTGAAGTCGTAGACGATGGGCCCGCTGGGATGGTCCAGATCGAGCAGGTCGATGGCCCCCACCGTCGGCGCCCCCAGGCTGGCGTCACTGCGGATGTGAAAGCCCCACTCCGACCGCCCCTTCAGCCCGAGGTGCTCGACCATGGCCAGCAGGTCGATGGCGGTGCTGACGGTGCCGGCCGGGATCGGCTGGCCCCACCAGGCGTACTGATCCCTCAAATGGCCTCTGAGCGCGCGCTCAGCGGGCCTGCCTGCATACAGGTCCTCCAGGGCCAGGTGCATGGCTTTGCCATACGCCAGGGCCTCTGAGGGCTCAAATTCGCTATGCCGGACATAGCGGTCGGCAAAGACCCCCGGGCACTGGTCCCAGGCCATGAAACGGGAGGCCGACCAGTGGGGGTAGCTGTAGCTGCCCGGCGGCGGGACCAGCAGGTTGACGGGCTGGCTAGTCATCGTCCTGGGCCGGCGCCGCCTCCGCGGCGGCCTTGACCTCGGCCGCCCACTTCGAGCGGTAGGCCGACTGGGCCCCGCGCGGATCCCCGAGGCGGGCCCAGTAGTCGAACTTCTCCTGCATCGCATGCTGGCGGTAGCCGGTCGGCGCGTCGTCCTTGTGAACGCTCAACCAGGCCCCGGTGTGGGGGTCCTGAATCAGCAGGTAGCCGAACTCTCGGGCCCAGCGGGCCCGCGGCGGGAAGGGGATGTCGCTCATGTCGCGGTCTCGTACAGCACGTCGTAGGCAATGTCGTAGGCCGCGGACGTTTGCAGCCAGGCCGGACCAGCCCGCCGGTTGTGGCCAACGAGCGAGGCCATGTGCGGCTTGTATCTGGCGAACCAGCGCCGATTGTTGGCCTGGGGCCGATAGCGGTCATAGGCCTCGTCGGCCTCGCTCCGCAGGAATTCCAGGCGGGGGTCCTCGGCCGCCAGGCGGGCCCAGGTTACGCCGTCATCGTCGACCTTCATGGCCCTCTCGATCCGTCGCTGACGAGCCGTCTTGATACGCTGCAGGGGCATCACTCGAACCTTCCTCGGGTGGTGTGTGCGCCCTGGGTATGGCTCCCAGG